CCACATTGCGTTGTGAGGATAGATCGGATCCTTCATCTCCGGCTTTGGCCAGATCGAACCCGGCAGTTGAGGGCATGCCAGCCATTGCCGCATTGATTCGCTCCAGTGCGTCGGCCGTCTCTTGAAGCTTATCACCTGCATCGGCTAGCTTCAGGATCTGATCGATCGGACTTGAACCAGTAACTTGTCCGATCAGACCACCAATCGCTCCCATGATTCCCGATGCGGTTGATGCGGCCGCGAAAGTCATCAGTGCAAGTGAAACAGCCGTGATTCCGGCCGCGGCCTTAAAGAGCCCAGGACCTGATTCGGCCAGTTTGATCAGCTGCGCAACGCCTTCGATGGCCGATTTGACCATCATTGCAAAGCCTTCGGCCAAATACATTACACCTTTGCCGGCCCATTCGGCGGCTTTGCCAAAGGTCATTAGTGTCAGGCCCAGAGCGGCTAAGGCTGCCACGCCGATCCAGAAGAATGGATCGGCGGCCAGTTCACCGATAACCGTGACAAATTCTCCAATGGCTTCACCGCCACCGCGCGCGGCCTTCTTTAGAACCGAAACAGCTTTGTCTAGAGGTTCAGCAAGCTCAGCAAAGGTCTTGAATGCTCCACGCAAAATCTTCATCATGCCCACACCCAAAATGATGGATCCCCACTTTATGTTTCCAAACTCCGAGAGCGCCGAAACGAATTTATGAAAGCCTTTAATAGTAGATTTGGCCTCATGTGAACCAATGGCCTGACCTAACTTCTCAACGGCCTTTTCGAAGATCGAAAATGAAGATGATGTCATTTTCAGAGCGATCAGCCCCAATATGACTCCGCTCCACTTGATCTTGGCAAAATTGGTTAGAGCCTCTGATAATGTATCGAGTGCCTTAAAGGCGCTTTGATATGCGGCCAGACCGGACAGCGATTCACCGGCGGCTTTGAATCCGTTCGCCGCGCGGCGCAGAAGAGCCGGAAGAATTGACATCATGATCAATCCACTAGTGACCTTGGCCCAAGGTATTTCTCCAAAGGACTTAAGCGCGTCAGCAAAAAGGCTAAAGGCTTTGAAATCTCCCTGAGATTTCGCCAAGTCTTTGATTGCTCCAGTGAACGATCCAATGCCCTTTTTGAGACCTTTCGTGATCTCGTCAAACTCTGACAGATGAGAGAATCCGGCCTTGACGTCATTCCAAGAAATTTCACCCATGGCCTGAAATGCTTCAATCAGACTGTTGAAGGCTCTAAGCGGTTCATTGGCCAGTCCGGCAATCGAAGCCGCAAAGGCATTCAGTGGATCATGAATGTCTTTAAAGGCATCGGCCATGCCACTTAAAGCCGTGACACCATTCTTGACATCAATCCAAGAAATGTTGCCAAAGCTGTAAAGACCTTTCGAGATCTCGGCAAAAGCCATTCCGTTCTCGCGAGCATTGTCGCCTAAGCCTGATATGGCATGTGCCATATTCTGCAAGACGCCCGGAGAGTCTTTGGTGCCAGCCAGACTCTGCAAGCTTTTGAGACCTTCTTCCGCACCTTTGCCAAAGTCCTTCCAGTCAATCGTTGCAAAGTCAGCAATGGACTGCAGGAGATTGCTGATATCTTCGGCACCACGCGTGTCCTTGCATGCCTCAGTTATCTGCTTGACGAGATCTTGAATATTGATGTCCATGCTATTTTCTATTTATAGCATCAACCTCTCGCTTGTGCCTTTCATTTTCTTTCTTCACGTGATCGATTAGCAGAGATATGTAGATCTCCCTCTCCCACGGCAGCATTTCATTTAGTTCGGTCAAGCTATAACCGTGCCGCTGTGCCATCTCAAAGTTGATCGTAAAGTGATTGGCCAGCGAGTCGTGTGAGAGGCCTAGGCGAAAAAACTTTGTAGCCCCGTCAATGTTAGCTTATGCTTCTTCTTGCATTTGGGACAGAAGTAATCTACGTCTTTGGACAGACGAGGAAGAGATTCGATGTAGGTCTGAATCTGCTTCAGATGTGCGGTCGAAAGTGAATCCACGAACTTGGTCAACTCTTCAAGTGAATGATCTTCCGCGCGATAGATTCCCTTGTCGTCATAGATGGACTCAATCGAGGCGATGATGACATCCGTCACACGTTCACCTTTGTTCTTATCATCGGTGCCAACATTAAGCCGCGAGAGCGAGCGGACCGTGATTGGCCGCAAGGTCATTCCTACTTTGTCGGTCAACGAGATCCGATTGCTGATTCCAGATTTCGAAGAGATGGGTTCGATGCTATCCAAATTGATCTCAACCTCGACTTGACCTGGGCAATCCTTGGTCTGACATTTGAGCTGAACGATTGCATTCTCGCCAACGGATTTGGCGCGAAGCTTCAGAAAGACGTATTCCAGATCGATCGTGGTCAGATCATCTGGATTCAACTTGTCAAAGGTGCAGGCACGAACGATGTCTTTGACCGCGGTCATGACCTGCTTCTCGTCGTTGGATTCCATTGCAATCATGAGGATCTTCTCCTCTTTCACGCGGTATGGGCGAAACTCAATGGACTTTTTGGTGGACGGAATGATTACCGTATACTTGGGTGTTTCAATTGTAGGTAGCATAGTGATTTTCAGTTCTGTTATTATATATTCAACAAATCAAAGAGAAGGCTTAGGACTCAATGCTTGGCTCAGGAATTTGATTGTCCTCGGAGTCTTTACCATCATCGGGTCCGACTTTTGGTTCACCGGCACCGGTGAGATACAGGACATCATAATAGCTAAATGTTACGGATAGCTTCTGAATTGAATCGGTCGAATCCGCACTGACGTCGATTGGAGAGACCGTCGTAGGAAAGGCTTGTCTTAATTGAACACCGTAGATCTTATTCAGATAGTCATCAAGCTGATAGATATTGATGTTAGCCGAATAGTCCGCCACATAATTTACACGATAAGTTACCGGATCTACGATCAGTTCGAGCCACTTATCAAAGACATTCTTGGGAAAGAAGTCCGCGCTTAACAAAAATGTGCATATCACGTCCTGTGTGGTATATCCGGCCGGAATCTTGAAGGATTGACGAAATGAGGTATAGTCCACGGTCGAGATCTGCCGTGTGGGTAGTGAAGCCGACTGACACATGATCGAAAGATCCGACATGTCTATTGAAGATCCAATTGCTCCGGGCAGACTAATTTCGAGCACAAACCGCGTTGGCTTGGCCAGTCCATTTCTTTTGACGATAATTGACTTGAGCTCTTCGATTGAACCTTTGAGTGGCATAAATCTTATTTAGGCCGTCAACAGACGAATTCCCAGGCCTTTCAGTGTTTCTTCGGTCCAGATCTGAAAGGTCCATCCTTTGCTTTGAGCATAGGCGTCGGCGGCTTCCCATTTGGAAGTATTCTTAACATAGGTCATGACTTCCGTGATGTATTTCTGTGTCTTTCGCTTAGGTTGAATTGGTGCAATGGTCTGACATTTGGGCTTGATCTCGATCAAATAGGTTTGTCCATTGGCCATTGTAAGCTTCATATCGACAAAGTAGCGATGCATTCGACCGTCGGTTTTGCATCGATACGGTATCGCAATCTCTTCGGAACTCCATTTGACAACATCTGAATTCGAATCGGCCCATCGAAAAACCTGTCGTTCCCAAAGAGAGCGAAAGAAGACGCGTGTGGGATCTCCTTCATACTTGGAATTATTCTGAATAGAGTATCGGCCCGAGTAAGTCATATAAATAGTTTCGAACATATTTATGTCGACACCCATTGTCTTTCCATCCGATCTCAGATCACTGAGTGGAAATCAGTCATATCCACAGATCGAGTTCACGGTCCACGAGGATGATCGTGGTGGAAATACATTCACTTCCATCTATCTGCCCATGCCTGGTTCGGTTCAATTCTCGGATGGTGGAACCTATGGCACCATTGATCTGGGCTCTATTGCGGCCGGTGGCGGACTAGATGCGCTGAGTGATCTGATGGGCGGTTACTCCGACGACGGTTCGAATCTGATGAATACAGCCACACAGCAGTTTCATTCTCTGGCCACACGAATCAAGGCAACATTGGCCTCAAAGCTTCCGGGTGTGGATAAAGAGACGGCCATGTTTGCTCAGAAGAAGGTCAAATCGCCAAATCAAAATACAACTTTTCAGGGGAATAAGCTCAGATCATTCTCATTCTCATTTAAGCTCATCGCCCGATCGCAGGCCGACACTAATGCCATTGCGGCAATTCAGCAGATGTTTCGACGGTACGCTTATGCCGGATCGTCGGCAGATGCTCCTAATGTGGTGCTGGACTATCCGCCTCTCTGGCAGATAAAGTTCTTGCTAGGCGATGCGGAGAATCCATATTTGCCCAAGATCTTTGCCTGCTATCTGGAAACGTTTGGCTGCTCATTCAATCAGGATCAGAACATATTTCGAAATGATGGTTCACCCTTTGATGCATCATTTCAATTGACATTTCAAGAAACTCGAGTGCTCACGCGAAATGATATCGATCTGCTTTCGGCCGGCAAATCTGATCGTGGCATCGATCCTCTAACTGGTCTGGCCACTTCAAAGGCTCCGGCCGGAATTGACATTCCAATTCCAAGTCCATCGTCACTAGAGACGCCAACTCAGTCCACGAATCCAAACAAGCCATCTGGTTCATCTGGTCCATTTGCTGGCTAATTAACATATGTCATTCTTTCGACAATTTCCATTAACTGCATACGATTTGCAAAAGACCGGCGCGCTGAATCGCATTGTCGATTTGTTTCGCAATGTCACGTCGCCACAGATCAAGCTTGATCCGACCATAGCTTATACAAACTATCGCATTCAGAACGGAGATCGTCCGGATGTCGTATCTCAGAAGCTCTATGGAGATCCGGATTACTACTGGACTTTCTTTATCATCAATGATAAGCTTAAGTCCGGACATTCAACTTGGCCCATGTCGCACGTGCAGCTGGACAAATATCTGACGCGTGAATACGACACGTACTCGGTCGTTCAGATGGGCGATACCAATACTCACTGTCTGCCAAATGGTTTCAATGAAGTCATTTCGACCGATCTGAATAACATCACGGCTGATCAGATCGATTTGAATGCGGATCTGGCATTTGAATCGCTGCCAGTGGCAACCACCTTTGTTGACAACACACGCTCAATTGACTTCTTCAAGACTCCATATTATGTCTATGACATGTGGAATAGTCAGATTCGATCCGTGATGAAGTATGATCCATACATGCAGCAGCTTTGGATTGTCAATTCTGGCTCGTCCGATACATTTCTGACCGGTCTTCAGAACAATGGCATTTTTCGTTTGACGGCTTCGGCGACCGATCCATCTTCCGCATTGGCAACCATCACAATCAATGGTGCGGTCTACTCGGCCTTTTCTCCCATGTCAAGCACGGCCGGTCAAAGCATTGCGGCACCGGGAATTCTTCCCTACATACCTCTAGGAAGAAATGCTATTCATCACTACGTCTATACTCCTCAACTTGGTGATGTGGTCAAATTTCAAGGAATGAAGGGCGCGGTCACGAGCCTGATTCCAGCCTATGCGAATTCATATGGAGGCGTGGTTGTTGACAATGGACAACCTTTCTACTTTACAGATCCTCAAGGATTCTTGATCACGGCTCGAGATGCAATCAACACGATCAACAATTCGAATTCTCCAGATGCTATTAGCCGCGCCGATCGCATCTATCCGATAACATATGCGGATTACGAAGAGCAGCTAAATGAACAAAGGTCGTCAATTCGAGTGGTGAATCCAACGTACATTCGCGCCTTTGTGAAACAATATCGAGATCTGATCAATGCCTAATATTCGTGGCAACATCAAGCCGAATACGGACAAAGCGCTAACACCGTTAGCCTATGCTCTGGATGGCATTATTCTGACCAATCACAAAGGTCAGACGGCCGACATACAGAATATCGTCACGGACTTTTCTATCACCGAGAGCCTCTATACGGCCTCGATGATCTTGCGTCTGAACATCAAAGACACGGCCAATTTCATTGAAGAGTATCAGTTGATTGGACAAGAAACAATTCGCGTGAAGATGGGACGTCATGACTTCACATCGCCAGACTGGACCGACGTCGATCTGACATTTTATGTGACCGAATATCCAATCTTTGGTCGCGGCGATCAGCAGAATACTCAGGCTTATGGCATCGTGGCGGTCTCCAAACAAGCATATATCTCGGCATTCAAACGCATTTCCCGTGCCGTGAAGGATACGATATCTTCGGAAATACGTCGAACACTGGAACAAGATCTGCTTGTTGATTCGACTCGAATTGCCAATATTGAGACAACGATTGGCCGATTCAACGGAGTTCTTCCACTAATGCATCCAATGGATTCGTGCTATTGGCTTCTGCGTCGAGCCTATGATGAGTCATCCAGACCATTCTTTCTTTCCGAATCAATGCGCGATGGCATTCGTCTGGAATCATTGACCACGTTGATCGATGAGAAGAAGAATCCAGTGTATCGAACCTATCGCGATGCCAAGCTTTTTGCCGAGACTCCAGGAACCGCCGCATATTTTATCGAGCAACTTGAACGTGTGCTGGACGTGGCGTCGGACTTCAAACTGTCCAAAGTCCTTCCCACGATAAGCAATGGTGCATATGCATCCAGATCCACCTTTCTGGATCTATCGACCAAGACACTTCGAAATCAGACTTTTAGCTATGGATCAATTGATCCCAAGTCAACATTGAACACACACAAGGTTCTGTCGAATACCTTTGGCGTACCCTACAGTTCTGATGCGGACATTAAGGATCTAAGTCAAACCTATGACGCTTTCACGGAATATCTGCCCGTGAATTCGCTAGCCTATTCGACGGATGGATCCGCACAGAGCTATCATGATATGATGGTGAATCGTCTGGGCACATACAATTCGATCATCGAGACACTGGATACGATCACTCACGAGGTGCTAGTGGCCGGTGACTTTAACATGCGTCCGGGTCGAAAGATCGCTCTGGAGATTCCCAAGGCCATCGATCTAAAAGCCTTTGATCCACGAACATTGAAGGGAAATTCTGATGATCTCTTTGATCGCACGGTTTCGGGTAAATACTTGGTCACGGCGGTCATTCATCAGTTTGATGAGGAATATCATTGTCGCATGCGTGTGAAGCGAGATTCCTTTACCTTTGACGTCAATAAATCATAATATGTTAGCCACACATCACAAAGACGACTTTGCAGACTACGGTGGAGGGTTCTACTGGTTTCACGGAGTGATTGAAGACACACAGGATCCTCTGCGGCTCGGTCGTGTTCGTGTTCGTTGTGTAGGCTATCATACGCACGATCGAGGGCTCCTACCTACGTCCGGGCTGCCGTGGGCGCTATGCATGCTGCCAGTCACCTCTCCCTCAACGATCGATGCAACACTGGGCGGCATAGGTCAGTCTGCTACCGGTATGGTTGCCGGAACCTGGGTCATTGGATTCTTTCGCGATGGACCTTCGGCTCAGGATCCGATCATTATTGGCACGGTGGCTTCAAAGGTAGTGGATCTGCCTGACAAGACCAAGGGCTTCTCGGATCCAAGTGGAACTTATCCGGGAAAAGCTGGATCCGAGATTCCGGCCGAAGTGACCGCCGGAACTGCTGCGGCCAAGGCGCCTTTTAAGCAGACTCTGAGTCTGAATTACATCGCTCCAACATATCCGAACAATCAAGTCATGAAGACGCGTTCTGGGCATGTCATTGAATATGATGATACTCCTGGAAAAGAACGCCTCTCATTGATGCATAAGACCGGAGCATTTTTTGAGATCACAAATGCCGGTGACATCAACATCTGTGGCAATTTCATCAATCTCATGGGTGTTCGTGTCAATATCAATGATATCAAAACGCCATAAATAGAATTCAATAGCAATGAGCAATTCTTCCGACTTCAATCCGCTTCGTCCACGCACCGTGGCGGCCGAGCAATCGTATTCGGATCTAGACTTGCGTGATCCCTTTGTCTCTCCCTACAATAAGGACGTCGTGCCAGCGCTCGACATTGATGCGGTCAAAAACTCCGTGCGAAATCTGGTGCTGACCAATTTTTATGAAGTGCCATTTGATCCATTCAAAGGATCGAATCTGCGAGCTCTACTCTTTGAAAATGCGGACACATATACCGCAATGGCCATAAATAAAGAAATCAAGCGAGTGCTTATTCAGCATGAGCCTCGAGTCAATGTGACGGCCGTCAATGTGATCGATCAGTCCGACATCAATTCATATGCCATCACGATCAACTTTAACATCATTGCGTTGAATACGGCCGCGGAACTCAATTTCTATTTGGAAAGATTAAGATAATCGGTAAATATAAGACGACGATATGGCACAACCACTTTTGAATGTCACGGAGCTCGATGCGGATCAGATCAAGGCGAATCTGAAGGCCTACTTCATGCGCCAAGATTCTCCGATCAAGGACTGGAACTTTGACGGCTCGGGCCTTAACATGTTGCTAGATGTTCTGGCCTACAATACGCATTACAACGCGATTCTGGCCCATCTTAATTTGAACGAAAGCTTCATTGACACCGCACAGCTTCGTTCATCCGTGATCTCACAGGCCAAGCTGCTAGGTTACATTCCCAAGTCAATTACTGCTGCCACGGTCTCATTGTCAGGCGCTTTTCAGTCTTCGGGTGCCGTAATAACGGGTGCCACAATGACCATTCCGGCCGGCACTAAGTTTACGGGAACTTCTCCGAATGGATCCTTTACCTTTGTCACTCGAGGTGATGCGGTGGCCGTGGCCACGTCGACGACCAGTGGCTACACGATCTCCTCATTTCCTTTGATTCAAGGCGTGATTCGTTCACAGACATATCAGGTCGACAACTCATTTGCCGGTCAGAAGTTCATCATCGATGATCCTTCAGCCGATATGTCAACACTGTCGGTCATGATCTATGCCAACGAGAACTCAACGACCTTCACCACCTTTACGGCGATTTCAAGCTACATTGGAAACAATTCGCAGGACTTGGCCAATGTCACTCCATCTTCGAAGATCTACTATCTCTCGTTGAATAGTCAAGGCAAGTATGAAGTAACGTTCGGCGATGGCATTCTAGGTCAGGCTCTAAACAGTTTGAACGTGGTCAAGCTTTCATATTACTCAACACAAGGACCGTTGGGCAATAGCATAACGCAGTTTCAGTTTGCCGACACACTGATTGATGGAAATGGCAATCCAATCGCGTCGGCCACTGTGACGGCTTTGGCTCCTTCAACTGGTGGCTTTGATGAAGAGTCCACTGAATCGATTCGTCTGAATGCTCCGGCCTCATTGGTCACACAAAAGCGGGCAGTTACGGCCAATGACTACATCACGCTTCTGAAGGACAAATATGACATCAAGACCGGCGCAATCAATGTATGGGGCGGAGAAGATGAAGTAGTCTTTGATCCACTCAATGCGGCGCAATATGCCGGAAAGGTATTCATCTCGTTTGCCGACAGTTCGACTATCAATAATTCGGATGTTCTGGCCTACTTGAAGAACTATAAGGTGATGTCCATAACTCCGATCATCATCTCGCCTGACTACGTTTACTTGAATCTGAATGTCAATTTCAAGTATAATCCCAATCTGACCAGCAAGACGTCCAGTCAGTTGGTGAGCAATGTCAATGACAATGTCATTCCATCTTACAATAGCTCATCACTGCAGAGCTTTACCGGAGTATTCCGTCACTCAAATCTGCTTCGTCAGATCGATACCTCCGATCCATCGATCATCAACTCGGACATTCAGGTGCTTTTTTACAAGACCTATCTGGCCAGTCCGCTAAGTGTTTCCACGGATGCGGTCACTAAAGGTGTCACTTCGATTCCGAATGGATTGGTCACCACCTTTGGCAATAAGCTATATGGTGCACTTGATCAGACAGCTTCAATGATCACATCATCGGGCTTTAACATTGCTCTGTCGACAATGCAGAATATCATGCCAGCTCAACGCTCGGTCGTGCTATCGTCTTCCACGTGGACATCAGCCTCTCCATCTATCATCACGGTTCAGACCAGTCCGGGTGTTGCTTCCACGCAGAACACGCTGACGAATCCCTACTTGGTGGTTGGAGCCGGCGTGACAGCTTCTGGTTATGCGGTCACTACGGCAACTATCACATCGATCAATAACACTGGATCGTATTCGACCATTACGATTTCTCCGGCTCTGACCACTTCAAGTGCCTCGAACGCCACAATCTATGTGACTCCACCGGCCGGAACATACTATCTCAAAGATGGCGATGATCCGCTTTCAACTACAAGTCGTCGACTGTTCATGTCTCCGAATTCATCATCGATGGCCTCGGATCCCAAATACACGCCGAGCGGCACGGACATTCATATTGGAACGGTCTATCCGGCAACCGGAAAGCTCGAGCTCTATCGCTACTTCACTGGCAATGCCACGGCGGCTTCAACGGTCACTTCTCTGACTGTTGGCTCAATGTCAACCTACGATGGAGCTTATACCACGTCGATCAACTTTCTGACCAATCAACTGATCGGCTGTGTGGTGTATATCACGGCTGGTGCTGGTTATCAACAACAGGCGGCTATCACTTCGAATAGTTCGAACACGCTGTATTTCTCAGCTAGCTCTCTTATTATTGCTCCAGATGCATCAACACAATTTTTGGTCATTCGTTCGGTGTTGGATCTGACTAGTGCAAGTTCGATCGGCATCTATTCTAGACCGGCCTCGAACGATGTGGCACCAAGTCGTCATCAGCTCCTAACTATAGCTAACTCAAACGTGACCGCTACGGCCGACACCTTTGCTCAATCCGGTGTTCTGGGAGCCAACAACTATACCACGTTCCCTCGCGATCCATAATCATGACGTCTAATCTAGGCATCAACGACGTGCAGCCTCGCAACTTAGAGGCGCCGCGTTCATTAGAGCTCATTCCAGAATCGATTCGCATTACGGCGAATAACTTTCTGATGATGCTCGAGGAATACTATAAGTTCATGAATGCCGCGGAGATCTCAACGGCTCCGACGACTCAGGCGACGTCTTCACTTCTGATCGGAAAGAAAGGATCTGGACCATCAAATGTCATCTACTCGATTCTGTCGGAACTTGACATTGATCAGGTTGATCTGGACTATCTGACTCATATTCAGTCGGCCGTGGCACCTTACGTGCCCAATCCGACGTATATGGCGCCGACGCCAAATGGCTTCTACAAAGGACTTATTGCCGAAGAGATCGCCGGACTCCGCGCGCAGCTCTATCAGAAGATCGTTAAGTATTTCTACAATACTCGCGGCTCACGTAACTCTGTGGCCAGTTTCTTTCAGATATTCTATAATGATACGGCCGGAGTGTTTGATGCATCTGACACTTCGGTCGATCTGATGACGAGCTACATCAGCACTTGGTTGACAACCTCAGGTGTCACATTGGCCAGCACCACCGCGCCAATTCATGTATCACTTTCCGGAGTGTCCTATACGCAGACGTCGATTCAGGCTTGGTTGCCATTCACCTATGTAATTCAGACCTCGATCGATCAGGCCGCTTTTGATCAGGCGTTTCGCGCACTAGTGCATCCAGTTGGATTCAAGTATGTGGTTCAACCGTCACTATCGACCAATGGAATTTTGGATGTCTCGGAAAGTCGCATGACGGATGCGCGAGAGGACTATCAGATCTCACTTTGGTGCTTGGATTCATCGCCTCTGAAGGAGTTTCTGTCGTATACCATTGCTGATGCGGCCGGTAACTACAATGAGGGCTATCAGAATACGACTAACTACACCTATGCAGATTGGTCGAACATTGGATCGATCATCAAGTATCGCATGCTCAATTTCCTTGGTCTGGGATCGAGCTATGCCTATATCACCTCTCCGGCCGACATGACGTCGAATATCACGGTTGGAATGTATGCCTTTGATGAGACTGCCCTTTCTAGCATTGCGACGGATTCGAACATCATTGCTTCAAGCTATGTCTCGATCAGTAAGTCGATCATCACGGCTTCTGGAAGCGTCATCAAATATTTGGCACCAGATTCAAGCATTGTTCCCGGCCTATTTATAACCGGAACCGGATCGGGCATCACATTTCCAAGCAATGTTTACGTGACGAGTACGGGCACCTCGAGCGTGTATACGACCACTCCGGTAGTCTCAATTGCCGGATTCAATACGTTTTCATATGCCACTTATAGCTCATCCGTAATAGCCGGAGTTGGAATTACTGGATCTGCAATTCCGAATGGTGTGACTGTCGTGGCCAACACTCCTCTGGGAAGCACGGTCTCGACTGTAACAGTTCCGGGAATTGGAACGACGGTCTATTCGGCAAATCTTCCGGCCGGCTTCTATCGTCTGGCATATTCTACCGGAGCAGTTTGTGTTGTCGGCGGCGGAGACAATTGGCGGGTCAGTGCGCCTGGTCCGGATACCTATCTCCCGACATATGTCAATGTCTCTTACAATTCGACATCCGGACCTACCGGATGGATAGCTCTGACAAATTCAAATCTGGCTGTTTCCGGTTACACCACATCGGCCGCGGCGATTGCTGCGGCTCAAGTGAATCCTCCTAATCGTGATGTCTATCATACGGGTGGCACGATGTCCTTCTATTTTTATGATAATAAATATGACGACAATAGCGGCTCAATAACCTATACCATAATTCCTGCTCCGACGATCACGATGTCGACCGCATCGGCCAGCATGATCACGTCATCGGTCAGTTTCATCAATGGAACCGCCACACTTTCCGCGGCTCCAACCGGAACTGTCGGCACGGCAACATTCTCTGGAACCGTGATCACTTTGAACAAAAATCTAAATGGTGCGGTGGCGCTTACCGATACAGTGTCATTTAGTTCCTAAAAGCCGTATAAATACTCTCGATCATAATGTCAGCCATCATTACACATCGCTTTCGAAAGAATAACGTCATAAACTCTTTGGACGAGATCATCTTGCCCAAGGTGATGATTGCCGGATGTTCTTCGTCTGGAGCCACCGTGACTCCAACATCTGGTGTTCTTCCTTCAAATCTACAGGCCGGAATGTTGGTTTCGACGGCATCTGGAATTGGAACTGGTGCTTTGAGCACCTCAGCCATAGTCGTTACGGTTTCAACTAACAGCTTTACGGTATATCCTCAGCCAATCGTAAGCTTAAGCGGCTCATTGCTATCATTTTTCTCGCAGTATTACGTGGGCATTGGAAAGGCTGATGCCTATAATGGTCCTATTGATGGCACCGATGGAGCACCTGGATCTCCAACGCCCACTCGTCGAACTGAGACTGAAGTTCGCAACAATCTGATTGCTCTGCAGAAAGTATCGGCGGCCACATCTACTGGTTCATCGACCATCTATGGTAACGCTGGATTTGTTCTTCCTCGTTACAATTGGACTCAGTCAAATTACTATAAGGCCTGGGACTCATCGGATTCTAGCTGTTTTCAGCCGACGACAATGGCCAATGGTCAGACCGCCTATCCGTGCTTTGTGACCTGCACATCCGGATCAACGACGCGTCTCTACGTCTGTGCGGTCTCGGGAATCGATTCCATTGCTCCGACGACCTCATCGACACCGCCTAGCACGAATACCTCAATCATGGGCACGGTCGGTACGGCCTCATCGGATGGCTATCGTTGGGTCTATGTTTCGGATCTGGGCCTAGACACTCCATCGACTTTGACCACATTAGGCTTAATCAGCTCGGTAAACACCTCGTCAACTCTGGATTCGAATCGCTTCTTCAAAGTCTATCGTCGTGGAACTACTACTGGATCTTCGACGCTGATCACATCGCCGACCGCCTCGGCTGGTTCAATTTATTCGTGCCGTCTGGTCTACGGCGGCATAGGTTATACGACCGCCTCGACCTTCACTATTGACGGAGATGGTTCGGTGGTGGCCGCCGGACGTGTTACATCGGTCAATCAGGCAGGTGGAATTTTAACCGTGGCGATCACCGCATCGGGCACTGGATATACCACCGGAACTGTTCGCTTCACAAGTGGCACAGGCGTCGGAGCTTTGATCTATCCTCGTATTGCACCACTTCGCGGATTCGGATACGACGTTGTCACGGATCTGCCGGCGTGGTATGCTGGCTACTATGCAAATTTCTCATATGACACGATCTATCCTGGAACAGCTGATGTGCCTTCCACAGATCAGATTCGTCAGATCTCATTGATTCGAAATCCGGTGGTCTTTACTTCGGCTTCTACTGGATCGAGCATCACGACGCGGTGCCTAAAATATCTGATCGTCAATACCTCTTCAACTGGCATTGTGGCCGGTGATGTGATTCAGATTACGTCTGGAGCCGAATCGAGTGCATCTGGATATGTCAATTTTGTGCAAGCCACCACGTCGACCACGGCGATCTATTATCATCAGAGCTCTGGCACGGTTGGCAATACTGTTGGAAGCTACGTGCCATTGGCGCCAATTCCGATTACAACTGCCTCGATTGGAGCAACATATGGCTATCGAAGCAAGAGTAATTATTCAACTTTGACGACTCAGTCGACCTATACAATCAGTTCAGTATCGATCACACCAACAGGTGCTTATGGGTCCGATGAATATCAGACTGGCACCGGTGAAGTTCTGTTCGTTCAGAATCGCATACCGATTATTCAGGCACCAGGACAATCCGAAGCTATCACGATCATAACACAATTCTAATTTTATGGCATTCACAATTGCATCTCCGGCTCCTCCAGTCTTACAATCTGATACGTTTGAAATTCAACGTCAGAAGATCAACAATCTGTATAATGCAATCGCTAATGGCGGTAATGGCGGTGGCATCAAACAGTGGACATGGCTCGCTCAACCAAAGATCATCTGGATCGGCAACGCTGCGGGTTACGACGCTTCGACCACATTTGGCGTTCTACGCGGAGCCTTAAATGCTGCGGCCACTGGCTTTAGCGGACAAACAGGCCTGGGAAATTTCATTTTGGCGTCAAACGTATACAATTGGACGGCTGGCTACTTTGCTCCAATCGATTCTGGCTTTCTCAATCTGACCACGACACTACAAGGTGTGACACCGGCGGCGGTTGAACTCTACTATTTGGGCCGGGATGACACGGATAATTGGAATGGTCAGGCCACCTATGTGCAAAATTCAAGTTCAACGATCATCAAAATGTCGTTAGAAAATGCAGGTGGCATCATAGCCAGAAATGCCAATCTTTCGACTCCGGATGGTACGATTCGAATCTATCGTTATGGCGATGCTGATTTGTATGGCTCTGTCATAGCCGTGACTGGATATTACGCATAACTCATATGGCTCTTGTTCTCAATCTAATTGCCGATCAGGGTAGCACATTCAATTACACATTGAATTTGCTCGACGATAATGGCATGCCTTTGAATGTGACCGGAAAGCTTTTTCGTGGTCAGTTTCGTAAAAGCTATGCTTCCGTGAATGGTACGGATTTTGTCATTCGCGTGGTAGATGCCACCAAAGGAGTCATTTCACTCTTTCTGGATGCGGCCGTGACTCGTAACGCCATAGCCGGTCGATATGTCTACGACATTGAAATGTATGACAACACCGGCGGAGTAACACGATTGCGTGAAGGACAGATTGAATTTACTCCGGCAGCCACATCAACAACGATCATTCCTCCAACTCCTCTGCCATATCGCCTTTCTGGATCTGGTTCTCCGGAAGGAATAGTCATGGCTTCTCCAGGTTACTCCTATGTTGATACCACTAGTGGCACACTCTACTTCAAGATGACTGGAATTGCTGCTACTGGATGGCAACCGTTCGTGCAGCTTTAATTCGGCACCATAAATAAGTTATCATGAGAAAGATCTATACGCTATTGGCATTGATATTTTGCATTCTGACGTGCTTTACGTCAATTGGCCAATCATATGGAACAAATCCCGTGGTTGCCAATTCTTGGACGACCACGACCAATCCTGCCACCGCCCGCAGTGGTTTGAGTGTTTACTCTACCGCCGAAGTGACTTCAAATATCACGGTAAGTGCGACCTCGACCGGTGCCGCGGCAACTAACTATGCCAATCAAATCGGACAGAATACCACTAATTATGCTAATGCAGTAGGTGCGGCGACAACAAATTACGTTAACACTCAGATAAGCAGTGCAATCACGAATTACAACGTTGTTGCCGGATCAAATGCCACAGTAATACCTTCTGTTAGTGGAATGACCAAGACTTTTACGGTATCGGCAGGCTCAAGTAGTTTTACCCGCGCGGATGCAATAGACGCGGTGCGGACTAACGCAAACGTATTCACTCAATCGCTTTCTCTATCTAGCAATCTGGCCGTGAACGGCAGCACTATTACTTTGGTAGATGGAACTTTAACTTTTACCAATGGTGCGTTCACTATTTTCAACAGTGCGACTGATGGGAAGATTGAGGTTTCAAATGGAAAAATCACCGCATTGGATAGTTATTTTAACGGCGACGGTAGCGGAATAACCAACATCCCGGCGAGCGCAATCATCAGTAATGGGACATATCTGGTCAACGGCGTCATTGCCACGAACTCTGGCAGCGCTGGGTTTTTAACTGAGACCGGTGGCAGGCGGAAGTATTCACTAGATGGCTCGGCATTGACAAATCTCATTGCAACAAATCTGATTAGCGGAACAATTCCGGCGGCTCGATATGGATTCGTTCCAGCAACTAATGGCGCAGCAATTCCAGAATCTCAAGTGACAGGATTGGTTTCAGATCTGGCCGGTAAGCAACCAACATTAGGCTTTTCGCCCGCAACCAATGGTGGTTCAATTGCCTATTCACAGCTTCCTTACACTCCATTGGCCGCATCGAGTAATGCAGTAGGCGTGACTGGTACGCTGACTAATAACACTTCTGGTCTTCATACTGGTCCAGTTCAAGGCACATTAACCAATTCGACTACGGGTAATGCAACCACGGCTACACTATCTAGTTTTGTCAGTGGCACACTGACAAATTCAATCACCGGCAATGCAACTACGGCTACGACTTCTACTACAGCGACCAATGCGGCTGCAGGTGGTAACATTCTGACCAACTATAGTTCTCCAACATTAAACAGTCTGACGGTCACCAACTCGACCACATTCAATGGAACCGTGCTATTCACGAATACGGTTACGGTCAGTTCCGGAGCCAGTATTTTTATATCTAATCACGTTTACGATGTCTCCGGCACTCAGCTGAATCCGGGAGCTAATGAACTTGTGACATCCGCATATGTCAATAGTATTTTGAACAATGGCGTATTTCTTTACACCACTTTACAACCAACGAATACTTCAGCCATTACTAACTATTCTGGAGCCGGAGGTTCAACGACGTCATATGTTTTTTCTGTCTCAATACCAACGAATTATAGTAAGACTTTTACTTTTGTCTCAACTAATGTGAATCAGTATTTCGATACACTTATCACGACGAATCGATATCTTTCAGTCAGTGGTCCTTTTGTCAATGGTTTGTATCTAAACTTTTCTGGAAATCAAGGACAGAACTCAGCAGCAATACAGATTCATCCAGAAGTCTATGCTTCGTACGATTTGACCAATCTAATTCAATTGGCTACGGCATCTCCGGCAGTTTTGAACAATAACTCAACGACCAATCTCTATAGCTGGACTCAGCCAGCTCAGCTGTATTTGGCCACGAATACCACAGGATTTTATCTGATACGTCGATTGAAATGCGATGCGTTGACGATCTATGGAACGCCAACTCTCGTAATTGCAGGTGGAACAAACTATCCGAGCGCTCTGAGCTTTACGACACCGCTTGTAGTATCGGCTAATTATGCTGGCAATTTTTCTGGTGTCTTTACTGGCGATGGCACAGCTCTAACAAATGTCACGGCCACTAATATCGTAGGAACGTTAACCAATAACACTTCTGGCCTTCATACGGGTCCAGTTCAAGGCACATTAACCAATAATACCTCTGGCCTTCATACTGGTCCAGTTCAAGGCACGCTGACTAATAGCACATCGGGCAATGCATCCACCGCCACGCTCGCGACCAACTCGCCTTACGGGGCGTTCGGCAATATCTCGGCGAGCAACGCGACGGCTTTTGTGACTACGGCGCAAGGCACGGCTATCAGCAATGGGGCGGTCGCCGCCGCTTATTCCTATGACCAAGTGCAAACAGGACTTGTCCAGACGGCTTACATTGCAGCCGACACGGTGGTGAGTAATGGAGTGTCAGCCCGACTACTCGCCACGAACTCCGCCCTTACCGCCGCCATCGCTGCAGCAGGTTTGACGCGCGCGCAGGCTCAGGAAGCGGTGCAGACGAACAACAACAGCTTTACCGGCACGGCAGGCTTTTACGGCACGCGCACGGATTGGCGTAGTTACAGCGGTGGTGGCTACGCAGCCTACAGCATCGCCGATAATCTCAACAGTCAAGGTCGCATCCGGTTGTTCGACGGCGAGACTGGCGGCGGTAGTGGGTATTACACCGCCACTCTTTTGCCAGAGAGCTTGAGATTTGTGAACAACGGCACGACCACAGTGAATCTTGATGGCACGAACGGCAACGCAACTTTGACTGGCACATTGACGGCAGGGTATTTATCAGGCAACAGCGACGGCTTGACCAACAGCTACACCGAAGGCGGAGGCATCTTCACTGGAACAGGAGTCGGGAATTGGCGAGCGGCAGTATTTGCTGCGGAAGAGGCTGAGGCGGGTAATGGTTACGTCGCTGGCTACGGCTCATTCAGCGGCGGGAGCTTCGCGGCGTCATCCAACAGCTTTGTCTCTAGCGTCGCTGGTTCATTCAGCGGCGGGAATCTATCGTCCGCCATCAACAGCTACATCCAAAGCTCGAGCGGCTCGCACAGCGGCGGATATCTTCCAGCTGCCACCAACAGCTACATATACAGCGCGAGCGGCTCGCACAGCGGCGGAAATCTTTACAGCACGAAGAACAGCTATGTCAGCAGCGACAACGGCTCATTCAGCGGTGGGCAGTTCTCTAACGCGAAGCAATGCTCCGCTGGCAGCGACGACGGAGCGCACAGCGGCGGGCTTTTCTCTGAATCTACGAACGCTCATGTTTTCGCCGATTCCGGCTCGGTTGCTGGCGGGAACTTCTACGGTGCGACCAATGTGTCGCTCACAGTCAACACGGGATTCGGAAACATCAACGCATCCGCAAGGACGAACATCGTCATAACATTAGACAACTCGGTGGTGGTCGGCACACCGACGAACAATTTCACCCGCGCCTTCGACCACGAAATTGCCGTGATACGCGCCGACGGTGGCGTGAGCGTAGCCCTGACAGGAAGCACCGCTAGAGACGGCAGTTTGGCGACCAACATCGCGCCGACCGCAATCGTCAGCAACGGGACGTATCTGGTCAATGGCATCATCGCCACGAACAGCGGCAGCGCGGGGTTCTTGACCGAGTCCGGCGGCAGCCGCAAGTATTCGCTTGATGGTGGTCCGCTTACCAATGTGAATGCGGCTTATGTGAGTGGCACGCTTACAAACTCGACCACAGGCAATGCTTCAACGGCGACAACATTGGTGGGTGGCGGCTACTACCCCATCTTTACCAATCTGACAGTAAGCCCGTCAGGTGGCAGCAATTCACTCATCTACTCGGCGGGCGCGAACGGGCAAGGCACTATGCGCGAATCGTTCTCTATCCTGCAATTCAGCAACGCGCAAAACAGTGTGACTAGCGACCCGCACCCCGACCATCAAACGACTATTGGCTACAACCTCAGCGGGTCTGGAGCACAGATTAACACCAATCAGCCCGCGTTTGGATTAAGTTATGAGGATAACTGGGCGAACTATGCCAACTACATTCAGTCGGAGTGGTATATGAGCTACACCACGCCGTATTCAAACTATAACTTCCGCCCCTTCGGAATAAATTTCTCTCGTAGCACCAACCAGATTCCAAGTTCTATTTATTCAAACTTCAACGCGAACGCTAATTTCGATTTGGACGCCCTCCAGTTCTACAATAAGGACTATCAAGCGGGCGGTTTGCAAATGACTTTTGACCCTGAATTAACCGGCAACCCCCGTGTCACGATGAATGTCTATGGCGACATCAACCTCAAAACAAACAACAGCACAGATGGTATGCTCAATGTGTCTGGCGGGATGGTGGTTTGGCGTAACAAAGCTAACACAAAGACAACCGCGATTACATTGGAGTCGGCACAGGGCGTTGATGCGAACACGCTGACCTTTGCCAACAATATCGGCGTGGACACCTACTCCCCACAGATTTTGTTCAATCGTCTTCACGGCGTTCAGGTTGCGCAGCAATCCAACAATGTCACCGCGCTCATCGTTCAAGGCTACACCGCGCCCGCCACGAACCTGATGGAGTTTTGGAATTACAACTCGGGCAACTATGTGAGCCACGCGGCGGGTGTTCCATCGGGAGTGGATTCAAATTTCAACTTCTTCGCGCTGGCGCATGAAATCCGCAGCAACAATGTCGCGCCCATCGTTGCGGTTGATGGCGCATCGGCCCTCTGGACGGATGGGACGAATGTCAATGTGGTCAACCGCAACTATGGGGTGAACACCACAAACCGACTGATGCGAACGAATGACATTCCCGCGTCCGTTCCATCAACCAATATCACCAGCGGAACAGTGGTGTGGGTGGGCGGCAGTAATGCTATTAGCTTGAACAACTCTTATCAGCTTTTTGTGACCTCGACCAACGTGTCCATTACCAATGTGAGTGGATTGGTTTCTGGCGAAATGCGGTGGACAACATTGGTATTATCAAACTCTGCATCCACACCTATCACGAATTATGTGTCCGCGCCTTGTCGAGCGATTGGCGCGTCCACGACCAACTCGTTAGCGATTCCTGCGGCAAAGGTGGGTATATTCTCATTCCTTGGTGGGAACAACATCACAAACTTTTCGACGGTGGTTCAGCAATGAGATTCTTACCAACTATCTTAATTGTCTTGTTGCCAATGCTTCTGTTGGCGCAGGCATTTACGCTCAATGACCCCGCGTTCAACCGCGTGGTGTCTCGAACCTTGCCGAGCGGGTGTGTGCTTTGGGTGCGCGGTGAGTCAAATATCGTCAGCGACATTTCTTGGCTCTCAGCCACTAACGCTAATACTTCAACAGGAACGATTGCTTACGGGGCGGGGCGTGTTGGCACGGCACTAAACTTCACAAACGCTGCGAGTTCAATTAACTTCACAAATGCCACTGGTAGTGCATCCAACTGTCCTGCGCCTTCCTCAAATATGACGGTTGAAGCGTGGATTTTTCTTCGTTCTTATACGCTTGCGGGTAAAAGTCAGTCAGGTTGGGTAGTGGCTGCTCGCGGTGTTAATGCAGCCTCGTCCATTGATTGGACATTTGGCGATGGTGAGGGAAATAACAAACTCTCCGTCAATCTGCAAAATGCTTCTGGTTGGCAAACGGCGACTGCTCTAAATCAGCGAGCTAACACGGCTGTCACAACGAATGTGTGGCATCATGTCGCGTTCACTTACGACCAAAACCTCACAACACAGCGAACCAAAATTTATCTTGATGGTGTGCAGGACGGTTATATGAACCATAATACTAATCTAATTCAGGATGGTTCTGCTACGCACGGCATCATCATAGGTAACTATGTGCCGACCGCCTACAAAATACCGCCGGATGGTCTGATTGATGACCTTGCAATCTACAATCGCGCTCTTTCCTCAAACGAAATTAACGCCATTTACAACCTTGGGCCTGCTGGGAAAATTCCATAACTATGAAAACATATATCGCCATCCTCGCCATTCTTGTGGCTCTACTCATCCACGCCCTGAAAGCCGATGTGACCTACACTACCACCAATGCACTACCAGTGGGTAATGATTGCTGCCCTGTCGCACAGCTTCCGGACGGCACGATGATTTACAGCATCAACACCAACGACCTGACCGGTGTGACGGCAGCAGCGGGAATAACCAACCCGCCCGCGCTCACAAATATCACCTCCACGCAAGTCATCTGGAACACCAATTCCGGCGAATCCGTTATCGTCATCCAAACCAAATGATGATGTCATGGGAGGCATGAAAGGCGTTCGCGATATCAACAATCAGGATGCAATTAGTGTAATGATTCCACAGAGCACGGCTATCGATCTGGGAGCCTTTGAAACCATACATGCCTTTAGGTTAATGATTTTTGGAAGTCTTAGTGGCTCTAAGTAGTGAGCCATATAGATAATAATGTCGGTCGATAACCATAGAACAAAAAGGAAAAACATGAAACAGTTAAAACAGTATCTCATAATCGCGTTCGCCACACTAGGCCTGATCACGGCTTCGTTTGCGCAGGACGCTAAACCCGTCAACACCGTCGTTTCGGCGGTCAAATCATCTGGCCTTCTCTCGGCTACCAATTACGCTTTTGAGCCATATGCGACCTATGCTCCCAATTTGAAAACCAAAATTGGTGGCGGTGTATTGGCCATCTACAACGTGAATGATTATCTGGGCGCTGGCCTGGGCATCGATTGGCTTGGTCAATTCTCACTTGTATCTGGAAATGCTACATTGAAGCTTCCGATCAATGCGGGTGAAAAGGCCAAGCATTACATTCCGGCGTTGCCTGACTTCGTGACCAATGTTGTTGTCACTCCGTTCGCATTGGCCGGTCTGGGCACCCCTCTGAGTGGTGCAGGTGGCAATTGCTCAACGATTGAAGACATTGGTGCCTACGTTCAGATTGGCCATCTATCGGGCGGCAAGTTCAATCTTGGCGCATGTTGGGGTCAATGGAATAACGCTGGCGAATATTCTGGCAAACGATATCATATCTTTGCCGGTTGGTCCAAGGGCTTCTAAGACACATGAAATCAACAGACTTCTTAATCGGGCAGTCGGTGTTTGTGGATGATCGCAAATACACCAAGCGCACAAACGCCGAAGTGGGACAGAACGTTTCTCCGGAAATCTGGACAACCGTTGATGGAAAGGAATATGAGCCTACTCTGACCTTTCAAGAAGGCGTTGGTGAAATTGACTTCAATCCGCTGCAAGCTTAAATAGACTTGCAATCGATCGACTCTCGGGCCTCCATTCGAAAGAGTGGAGGCCCTTTTGATAAATACTCTCATGAAACACAAAGTCAGAATTGCAATCTGGATCAATGATCATGACATCATGGGCAAGGCCATTCGCTTTCTTACACATGGCACTGGCACACATGCCGCATTCATTCGTGAGAATGGCCGAATCATTGAGAACTTTTATCCCAATGTTCGCGAACGTGTTTGGAAACCTGGCGAACAGAAGCATGCTGAGATCTATGAGCTTGAGGGCCTGACCACCGCGGAATCTAAAAAGCTCGAGGCTTGGTTTGAAGAGCAGTTGGCCAAACCACCGTCGTATTCAATTCGCGATCTGTTTCGATATGCTCTCAACTGGCCGCCCATTCGTGGCAATCGCTGCTTCTGCTCGATGTGGGTATTGCGAGGCCTACGCCTTTGTGTGGATAAAAAGAAACAGCCACTGACACGTCTGGCTTATCAGGACTATGCCTCTCCACGAGATCTGCGAATCTCTCCGCTCATGATTCCAACATTCAAAGAGTCCAAAGACATATAAATAGAAATCATGGCCAATCCAGCAACACGGCAAAATTTGATCGATTACTGTCTACGGCAGCTTGGTTCTCCGGTCATTGAAATCAATGTCGACGAAGATCAGGTCAATGATCGCATCGATGAGGCCATTCAATACTATCAGAATTTTCATTCGGATGGTGTGGTGCGCAATTTCTACAAGTATCAGGTCACGCAGACTGACTTTGACAATCGCTACATTCCACTGCCCGAACAGCTGATCTATGTTCTACGCGTCCTGCCGGTAGGCATGGCCAATTCGACTCAAGGTATCTTCTCGGTTGACTATCAGCTCCATCTGAATGATCTCTACGATCTACGTCGTCCTGGAAATCTGATCAACTACGAAATGACGCGCCAATACATGTCCTTGATTGACATGACTTTGAATGGCATGGATCAAGGCATCATTTTCTCGCGTCAGCAAGGTCGGCTCTACATTGAGACCGATTGGCCCTCTCGCATTCCGGTTGGATCTTACGTGATCGTTGAAAGTTATCAGGCTTTGAATCCGGATGATTACGTGAAGATCTATAATGATCAGTATCTGAAGCGCTATGCCACCGCGCTGATCAAAAAGCAATGGGCGCAGAATCTATCCAAGTTCAAGGGCATGCAACTTCCGGGTGGTGTCACCATCGACGGCACGGAAATGATGGGACAGGCCAAGGAAGAGATCAAGGAACTCGAAACCGAAATTCGCGCGGTGTGGGAATTCCCATGTGATTTTTACGTCGGCTAAATATGAATTATGGGACGATCTGTCTACTTTGGCCAAAACGTAAAGTCCGAGAAGGAACTCTATGAAGATCTGATCATAGAGTCTATCAAAGTCTACGGCTTTGACACGTTCTATATTCCTCGCACAATTGTCTCTCAGGATAAGATTCTGAATGAAGACACCGAAAGCCAGTTCAATACGGCAATCGACATTGAAATCTATATTGAATCCGTTGATGGCTACGAGGGCGACGGTGTTCTGATGTCCAAGTTTGGCCTTGAGATTCGAAATCAACTCAAGGTTGCGGTGGCTCGGCGAACCTGGGAATTGACTGTAGGCAAATGGAAGAAGGGCTACAATAATCTGCGGCCTTCGGAAGGCGATCTGATTTACATTCCTGGCATCAAAGGCCTGTTTGAGATTAAATTCGTCGAGCTCGAAACTCCCTTTCATCAGCTCAATAATTTGCCTGTCTATAAGATGACACTCGAGTTGTTCGAATATCGTGGCGAAGACTTTAATACGGGAATTCCACAAGTAGATGCTTTGCAGATTCAGAAGTCTTTGGACTCCTCATATCGTACGATTGTGTCATATGGTGCAGCCTCTCATAAGTTTGATCTGGGTGAGCCAGTCACTTTGGCTTGGCCATCAGGCGCCTCAGGCACGGCCAAGATCACCAATATGGTGCTGGATTCATCAACATCCGCACTGACGATCACACTTTCGGCTCTGCGCTTTACGGATGGTGCCATTCATCCATTGGCTTCATCGGTTGTCATCACTGGAAGCAAGACAGGCGCCATCGCTTCGATCACGCACGTGGTCAATCTGACGGATGGTGACGAGGCTTTGAACGACGGAAACATTTCGATTCAGAATAACGCCTTAGAGACTCGCGCAAATGCTATCATTGATTTTACCACCGTGAATCCGTTTGGTGAGCCCAACGACAATTAAAGGATCATATCATGCTCACACAGACCTATCATTATAGTCAGATCATCAAGAAGACCGTGGCGATCTTTGGCAATCTGTTCAACAACATCACCGTAGGTCGTGTGGCCGAGGATGGCACCATCTCAAATGTTGAGCGCGTGCCAATTGCATATGGTCCACGGCAAAAGTTTCTGGATCGAATCACTCAGCAGCCTGATCTGACGACTGATAAGGTGGCCATCAAGCTGCCGCGTTTGTCCTTTGAGATCACTTCAATTCAATATGATCCGGAGATCAAGCTTAATCGCCTGAATCGCACATTGACTCCCAAGACGGGCGACGAAAAGAACTATTCCTCCAGATGGCAAGCAGTTCCATATCTGTTGGGCATGCAGCTAAACATCTATGGTCGTAATCAGGACGACGTGCTGCAGGTCCTCGAACAGGTTCTTCCGGAGTTTCAGCCCGAATATACGGTTCGTGTTCAGGACATGGAGGCTCCGGGAAAGATCACCGACATGCCCATCACATTGAATTCCGTGACAATAACGGATGACTATGATGGAGCCTTTCAGAATCGTCGCGCAATCATTTACACACTGGACTTTGTAATTCGTATTCGTTTCACTGGACCTGCTTCAACTCAGGGAATGATTCGCTTTGTCGAAGTCGGCCTGCATCCATCGATGGACACATCCAATCGCACAGGAGAATACGTGCACATACAGCCAGGATCACCTCAGGACACTCAGGCCAACTATACCACCTTGACAACCATAGATACATTCGGCTTCGATGCAGGCTTCGAGTTTCCCGTTCAGCCTAATCGTAAGGCCGATTCGAATGTCATAACGGCCGACAATACGGCAATTTCCACAGACACAGTATAAATAACCATGAATATGAAAAAAATCACGTCCGGTTTCTTGACACTGCTTTTAAGTTGCATTTTTGCCACAGCGCAAATTTCATCCATCAACGTTGGCACCACGCCGAACGATAAGACTGGTGATCCACTTCGCACGGCCTTTCAGAAGATCAATACAAATTTTAATGTTGTCACAAATCAGATTAGTGCAACATCAAATGCGCTATTAGCCAGTGTTTCTGGCGTATTGACCAATCCTACCTTTGCCGGAGAACTTACCATTGTTGGAGCCGGTGCCACTTTGCAGTTTACGAACTATGGGCCTAGCAGTGATATATGGAATCTAGACGATGTAAATGTAAATCATTATATTTCATTTAGTTCTACAACAGGTATTGGCTTTGGTGATGGACACGGAGGTGACGCGGCGACACTTACCACTAACGGCGTCTTTACAACCACACGTTTTGTAGGAAATGGTTCAAGTGTGACAAGTTTACAAGCCACTAATATTGTTGGTGGCACAACTACAAATTTGCAGTTTACATTTAACAACTCTCGCACCAACACTCTTTATTTCACCAATGGTGTTTTAATGAAAGTGACTAATCCTTAAGAAATAGGATTGGCAATGTCTTTATATCATGAGCAAGGACAACAAACAGGATAGAATGATTGCGGCTTTGAAGGAGAATCTTCCGGCCGTCATTCCTCCTTCTCCGCCTCCGCCAGCCAAGCTCACGCCTGCACCAGAAAAAGATGAGCTCATTTCGGATGCGGAAGACGACTATAAGTATTCTCGTACGAAGCTGAAGAATCTGATCGACAAGGCCGAAACTTCTCTGGAACGATTGATCACGGTGGCCGATGAGGCCGAACATCCTCGAGCCTTTGAAGTTCTGGCTGGTCTTTTGCAGACAACGTCGGACATGACGGACAAACTAATGGATCTGCAGAAGAAACGCAAAGATCTGATCATAGGCAAAAAGGCTTCGGAGGATGAAGAGGAGGGCAAGGCTCCCAATCAGACTAACGTGGCGGTCTTTGTAGGCACCACGACGGATCTGCAGCAAAAGCTAGCTAATCAGGCCGGATCTAACACCACCATCATCGATGCAACGTAAGATTGACAAATCCAAGATCGGCCTGTCCTATCTGGGCAATCAGAACATCAAGCGAGATGGTGTTCAGCAGAACTTCACGGCCAAAGAGATTGAGGAATACAAGAAGTGCATGAAAGATCCGGCATACTTTGCTCGGACCTATTGCAAAGTCATCAATCTGGACAGAGGACTAGTTCCATTCAATCTTTATCCTTATCAGGAGAAGATGTTCAAGCAGTTTCAGGAAAATCAGTTTAACATCGTTCTGGCGTGTCGACAGTCAGGTAAGTCCGTGTCCGTGTCGATATACCTTCTGTGGTATGCGCTCTTTCACGCCGACAAGACTATAGCCATTCTGGCCAATAAAGGCATGACGGCCCGTGAGATGCTAGCACGCATCACATTGGCTCTGGAAAATCTACCATTCTTTCTGCAGCCCGGTTGTCGTGCTCTGAACAAAGGATCAATTGCGTTCTCTAAT